CCGCTCGTCCGGTTGGGACGCACTGACGCGATTGCTATCCACCGAGTGGAAGCACGAAGGCGGCGCGGCGATGCGGATCGCACGGCTCGCCATCGATTCCGGAGACGGTCGTTCGACATCGCAGGTCTATTCATGGGTGCGCCAGTTCGGTGCAGGCGTCGCGGTGCCGATCAAGGGCGTCGAAGGTTTCGACCGATCCTCTCCCGTGGATGGGCCGACCTACGTCGATGCGACGGAAGGTGGACGCAAGATTCGGCGCGGCGTCCGGTTGTGGAAGGTATCGGTCGCGGTCTTCAAATCCGAAACCTATCGCTTCCTGCGGCTCGACCGACCGACGGCGGACGATTTGCAGAACGGCGTCGCGTTCCCGGACGGCTTCATTCATCTGCCGTCGGGAATCTCGGCAGAATGGGTCAAGCAGTTGACCGCGGAGCAGCTTGTGACGGTCCGCGACAAGCGCGGCTTCTCCAAGCTCGAGTGGCGACAAATGCGCGAGCGCAACGAGGCGCTCGACTGCCGCGTCTATGCGCGCGCCGCGGCGTGGATGCTCGGCGTAGATCGCTGGCAGGACGCGAAGTGGAAATCGCTTGAGCAGCAGGTGGCAGCGGACCGGCCGGCGGAACGGCCCGCCGGCGAAGTGAGGCCCGTGGCTGGGCGTGGCGAGAAACGGGAATCGAAATGGCTCGGCAGCCGGGACGGGAGATGGTTCTGAGATGAGTTGGACGCAGGCGGAACTCGACGCGCTCAAGGCGGCGTATGCGAGCGGGACGACGCGCGTCACCTATGAAGGCAAGACCGTCGAATACGATTCCGAGGCGGCGCTGCTTCGGCGTATCCAGAAGATTGAATCCGCGATCAGCGCGGCATCTGGCACGCCGCGTCCGGTGGCCGGCTATGCCTCGTTCAGCCGCGGTGATTGCTGATGCCGCAGCAGGCACAGGCTCCGACGCTGCTCGACCGTGCCATCGCGGTTGTCGCGCCGCGGGCCGGCGTGAAGCGTCTACTCGCCCGTCAAGCCTTCGACGATCTAGCACGACGCGCCTATGACGGCGCGGCGCGCGGGCGGCGAACGGATGGCTGGCGCTCGACCGGCGCATCAGCCGACGCGGAGATCGCATCCGCTGGCGCGCTGTTGCGGAACCGGATGCGCGACCTTGTGCGCAACAATCCGCACGCCGCGAAAGCGGTCAGCGCATGGGTCAGCAACATCGTTGGGGACGGGATCACGCCGCGCGCGAAGACGGGGAACGCCGCGCTCGACAAGAAGATCGACGCGCTTTTCGTCGAATGGTCGAAGGTTTGCGACGCGGACGGGCGGTCGGACTTCAACGGCCTCACTACGCTGGCCGTCCGGGAGATGGTCGAGTCTGGCGACGTGTTCGCGCGGCGCCGGATGCGGCGAGCGGCGGATGGTCTGCCCGTGCCGCTGCAAATCCAGTTGAACGAGGCCGACCACCTCGACGAGTCAAAGCTCGACGCGCGGACGGACGGGAGCCGCACGGTCCGCGGCATCGAATACGACGTTATCGGCCGGCGCTCGGCCTATTGGCTGTTTCCAAACCATCCTGGCGACATTGGCATCCCGCTTTCGCAGGGCTTCTCCTCGGTTCGGATTCCGGCCGACGGCGTGATCCATCTGTTCGCGCGCGACCGCGTTCAACAGCGCGGCGTGCCGTGGGGCGCTCCAGTCATGCGGGCGCTGCGCGATCTTGACGACTGGACGAATTCCGAGCTCGTCCGCAAGAAGACCGAGGCGTGTCTTGTTGGCATTGTCACGGCAGCGGACGACGCCGACCAAGGCGTGGCGCCTGCCGTCGTCGATGCGGACGGGAAGACAATTGAGCAGTTCGAGCCTGGCCTGATCGCCTATGCGCGCGGCGGCAAGGACATCAAGTTCAACCAACCGGCGGCGACGGCTGGCATCAGCGAATGGCTGCGGGCGCAGCTTCACATCATCGCAGCGGGCTTCCGCCTGCCGTATGAATTGCTGACCGGCGACCTCTCGCAGGTCAACTATTCATCGATCCGCGCGGGGATCGTGGAGTTCCGTCGGCTTGTTTCCGCGATCCAGTGGCAGGTCGTGATCCCGGTTTTTTGCCAGCCGGTGTGGGACTGGTTCATCGCTTCGGCCTATGTCGCCGGCCTGATCCCGGTCGCGACGGCCGGCGTCGAATGGGAGCCGCCGAAATTCGAGTATCTGAATCCGCTCGATGATGCCCGCGCCGATCTCATGATGGTGCGCATGGGTTCGACCTCTCTTCGCCGCGTCGTGGCGCGACAAGGCGAGAACCTCGACGACATCCTTGCCGAAACGGCCGAGACGAACGCCACGCTCGATGCGCTCGGGATCGTTCTCGACAGCGATCCCCGCAAGGTCACGCAACAGGGGCTTTACCAGCCCGAACCCGCGGCGGGCGCGGGCGGCGACGAGCCGAAACCCGCAAAGAAACCTTAGTCCAAGGAGGCATTCATGCCCGAACAGGTTCGGGAGCGCCGCGACGCGCTTCCGATGCAGACCCGGCGCGCGCCGATTTCCTCGGTCGATGCCGAGGCGCGAACCGTCGATCTTGTCTGGACGACCGGCGCGTCGGTTCGCCGCCGCAAGTTCGATTGGGATACGATGCGGACCGTCAACTACGACGAAATCCTCATCGTTTCCGAAAAAGCAGTCGATTTGTCCCGTCTGAACGCGGGTGCCGCCGTTCTCGACAGCCACGATACGTGGTCCACGCAGTCGCAGGTGGCGGTGGTGGAGCGCGCCTCGATCGAGGACGGCAAGGGAATCGCCACGGTGCGCTTCCCGCAGCCCGGCGTGGACGCGAACGCGGATCGGCTGTTCGCGCTCGTGGCCGACAAGATCGTCCGCAATATCTCGGTCGGCTACTCGATCGACAAGGTCCGCATCGAGAAGTCGAAGACTTCCGGCGATGTCGAGAAGTGGTTCGTCGAGCGCTGGACGCCGCACGAGCTCAGCTTCGTAACCGTCCCCGCCGATCCGGGTGCGCAGGTCCGCGCGCAGGAAGCGGACCGTCTCTTTCCCTTTGAAGTCATCAACCGGGCGCAGCCCGCCAATCAGGAGAACAATGCCATGCCGGAAGATACCGTCATGCCGGGCAGCGCGCCGGCAGATAACGTCCCCACCGAAGCCGCTCGCGCGGCCGATTCGCAGTCGGCTCCTCAGCCGACTGCCGAGCAGGTGCGCGCGCAGGAGCGTGAGCGCATCACGACCATCACGGGACTGGTCGATCAGTTCAATCTCGACCGCTCGATCGCGGACGATCTCGTTGCGCGCAACGTGTCGGTTGAGGAAGCCCGGAAGGTCGTGCTCGACAAATTGGCCGAGCGCGACTCGCGCGGCACCGGCCATTCGCAGGTATCCCTGCCCGCCGGGGGACTGGACGCGACCGTCACGCGCCGCGAGGCCATCGCGGAGGCGATTCTGCACCGCGCTCAGCCGCAGGCTTTCCAGATGACGGACCGCGCCCGCGAGTATCGGGGGATGCGGCTGCTCGACATCGCCCGCGACTGCCTGGAAGCGGCGGGAGTGCGCACGCGCGGCATGACGCCGAACGAGATCGCGCACACGGCGACCCGCGGTGCGGGGCTGCAATCGACCAGCGACTTCCCGCTGATCCTCGCGGCTGTCGCCGGCAAGCGTCTGCGGCAGGCCTACGCTGGCACGCCTCGCACATTCCAAACCTGGGCGCGAGGCGTTACGGCCACCGACTTCAAGCCGATGTATCCGACCCAGGTCGGTAACTTCCCCGCGCTCAAGGCGGTGATGGAAGGCGCCGAGTTCAGCTACGGCACGATCGCGGAAGGCCGGGAGTCCTACCAGCTCGCCACCTATGGGCGCATTGTCGCGCTCACCCGGCAGGCGATCATCAACGACGATCTCCGCGCATTCGACCGCGCGTTGGGAACCGCCGGTCAGCGCGCCGCCGATCTGGAATCGAGCATCGTCTACAACGTGCTGATCGCCAATGCTGCGCTCGCCGACGGCACCGCCCTGTTCCACTCGGACCACGGCAACCTCGGCACCTCAGCGGTGATCAGCGAAACGTCGTGGTCCGAAGCCTGGGAGAAGATGACCCAGCAGAAGGACTTGGGCGACGCTTCGGGCGCGGACAAGGAATACATCGACGCGCGCCCTCGGTACGTCCTTGTCCCGCCGGGCCAGCGCGCAATCGAGGCCCGCAAGATGCTCGCCGCAACCACCCCTGCGAAGTCGGCCGACGTGAACCCGTTCGCCGGCATGTTGCAGGTCGTGGAGGAGCCGCGTCTGTTTGTCAGCGGCGGTCCACAGCCGTGGTATCTCGCGGCCGATCCGAACCTCGTCGATACGGTCGAATACGCCCACCTCGAAGGACAGACCGAGCCGTTCATCGACCAGCGTGTGGGCTTCGAGGTTGATGGCGTCGAGATCAAGATTCGTCACGACTTCGCGGCGAAGGCGCTCGACTTCCGCGGCCTGTTCAAGAACGCCGGTGCGAACCCGAGCTAGTTGCCGGGCGTGAATGAGTGAAACCGGGGCCGCCTTTGGGCGGCCCCTTCCATTTCAGGAGACTTCGACATGAAGAACTACGTTCAGGCCGGCGATACCGTCGTGGTCGCCGCTCCCTATGACCGCACGACCGGCCAAGGCGCCAAGGTGGGGCAACTGTTCGGCGTTTGCACCGCGGACGCGGATAGCGGCGATGACGTGGCGCTCAAGACGACGGGCGTGTTCGATCTGGAGAAGGCCGCGTCGCAAGCGTGGACCGTTGGCGCGCTCGTCTATTGGGACAATTCCGGCAAGAAGTGCACGACCTCGGGCGCGGGCAATCTGCTCATCGGATGCGCGGTCAAGGCCGTCGGCAACGGATCGACCGAAACCATCGGCCGCGTTCGCCTCAACGGCATC